TCGGAGTGGTGAAACTGCCGTCAACATTCGTCAAAATCAGGTCACCGTTGCTGTCGAGATACCCGCTAACAATGTTGGCCGCCGGGCCACGCTTGCGGGTCGTGTCGGTGAACGGTGCCACATCAGCCAGATCCACTGTCGTGCCGTCCAGGGCTGCATCAAACCAGAACGACGACAGCTCTTCCCAATACGTGTACTCCCACGGGTCCGTACCAGAGGTTGGCTTCTGTAGCGAAAACTGGTATTGCATATCTGAAACGTTGATACCGTCCGTGCCCACCAAAATGATTGGGTCACTGTCCGCGGCTAGCACGCCGTCCACCATCGTCGCATGCAGCAGGCTGCCATCCGCTTGGACCGCCGCATAAATCGGGGTATCAAACTTATACAGTTTCCCGTCGTAGGCGATCAAGTCGTGCCTAGAGTCGAAGTTTGTGGTAAACGACACCCGCAGAGTCGACGGGTAAGTTAAATCGAGCACACTGGCTGTGGACGGTCCCAAGATTTCTGCGATAGTCCCTGAGATACTGAACTGCGGCAACGCCATCAGTGGGCCTCAATCTGATCATCAGGATGCGCACGGTTAAACCGTGCCACAGTCTGCGCCTCGACGGTCGCCAAATCGGACACCACCACATCAGTCAACGAGGCAGTCAATACTTCACGTTTCCCACGCCGTTGCATAGTGACCGCCCACTCGACACCCGCCCCTTTCTCGTTGTGGCACACCATCATGGAGGACCAGCCGGCGCCCGCATGAACCTCAAACAGTTCGCGCAAATCGGCATCCACCCACAAACGGTACACGGTCGCCATTCGCTGAAAAGTTATCGCCATATCATCCTCTCTAAGATCCCCATGTAGCATCGTCGGCACTAAACACGGCAATCTCGCCCGGCGACGACTGGCTGATAAGAATAATCTGGTACACCGCAAACATGCCAAACCCGACCGAGCGATACCCCGCCCCAATCGAGTGCAGCGCCGAACCGTCCGTGGCAGTCAACACGCTAGTGCCGTTCTGATACAAAATGAAATTGTAGTCAGACAGCGGATCGCCACAGGTGAAGTTCCAGACATCGCCGCGGCGCATCGTCACCGATAAGTTTGTGGCCAGCACAGTCTCCACCCCGGCGATAACCATGCCGATCTCCACACCCGTCGCACCGATCTCCGCGTACACATAGTCGGTGATCGCCCCGGCATCATTCATGTGCCCGTAAATGCGTTGCTTACTGTTCGGGTTAAATAGTTCCTGGACAGGTGGGATTGCCGAAATGATTTGGATTAGTTGCGAGTTCGTGGCTGTCTGCTCCGCATTCCAACGGTTTAATTCGCCCCGGTCCACACCGCCGGCCTCAACCCAGTCCGCGTTACCGTTACCGTCCTGCTCAATCGTGCCCAAACCGACACCCTCAGTGTCTGTGTCCCAATTAGATGACAGCGCCGTCCCTGCCACCCCATCGAACAAGTCTTTGATTGTCCTGTTTGAGATCGACAGTTGCGCGTTCGCATAATCCGCGCTGGATTGCGCGGCATCAATGTTGAACAGGACATTCCAAAACCCGGTTTCCGCCGAGGTGAATGACGATGTCATAGCGTCATCAATGTCGGCCTGCCACTGCGCCTGCGTTTTCCCCGCATACGCAGCAAAGTTGGTTGAATCCCACCCGTCAGCGGGTGTCGTACCGATCGGATAACTACCAACACCGGCCATCAGCCCGCCTCTAACCCATCAGGTGCAGCCTCGAGGGCTGCCCTGCGCTGCGCCGGCGACATCCGTTTAATCAGTTCCGTAGCCAACTCCGACGCCTGCTGCGCCACCAACTGGTCAACAGCCTGCTCGACCGGCCGGCGGGGATCCGTCAACGGTGTCGACGCATCAACCCACCTGCCAGGATTAGACAACCAGTTAGGGTCGGAATCTTGCGGAAACTCATACCTCAACTTCGGCTCGACAGTCTGCCGCAAACCCAAATCCCATAACCGTCGACTCACAAACTGCATGTAGTCAACCGGGAGTGCTAGCTGCGCACCCTCCTGATATGGGAGTGCCACCAACATCCACAGGAATGCTTGCCAAGGGTTGTCAGGGTCGCAATTATGTCGTGTAGGGAATCCTGTAAACTTTACGAAATCTTCCGGGATAGGTTTAGACTTCGGCATTAGATTAGTTTACACCCAGATCATGTAAGCCGGCTAGCAGCCGCTCGAGCTTACCTAAACTCTTTTGCGCCGGATCCTCCCAAATCTTGGGGTCACCGATACTGATCTCCCATTCGGGTGGCTCGTCACCATTCTCCCCGCCCCACGCTAACTCTAGCTTGCGGCAGCGGTCCATATGTATTTCGTCGTCGGCATCCAAAACAAGGCCGACCCGATCATCGAGGAAGAAATGCCCGATACCATTATCGCCGACCAGAAATGGTCGACCATCAGACACTTTAATAGACCACGAGATCTGTGTCTTAGTTGCCCACATTCCCGCGCGAATAACAAGCATTGCCGCTATTGTGTAGGCTTTTCCGCCGCCATCCATAAAGAATGCGTGATGTCGTGACCATCCGAGATTAGTTGCACGGGTAGGGCTTTTATAAGTCATCCAAGCCGCGGCCACATCGGTATATAAAGGCGAAACAATAGCATCAATCGTACCCCCAAGTGAACCTATCTGTACAAGATTGCCGATAATATCGCCAATTGCCTGCACAGTTGCACTCAGGACTTCATTGACACCTGGAGCGCTATGCCCTCCCATCTCGATTTGGACGCACTTAGTGGGAGAATATATCCACTGCGACGATTGAATGGGGCTCGAGCCGCCCTCATGATAGATAGCATAAGGCTTAGTAGGGTCAGTGTATTTGTTTCCGGGAAGAAGATAGTCGCCCGGTGTGGGCGCATCCGCTACAACAGTTAGCGTGGAATCAATAAAGTCATCAGCAAACTCGACAGCGGTTCTCGTTAACCCGTCGAAAATGTTTCCGCCATGAGAAGTCCCAACCATAATCCCAGACTTATCGACAAAATTTACGCATAATGCGCCATGGCGCAATATTGCGCCCGGCCACGGTGCATCATCACCAGTCAACCAACGCCGGCAGGTAATCGAAATCTCTGCATCGTCTGCTACCAGCGACGCCATGTCGTGAAAGTTCGTCCACCTGGCGGTTGCCACCGACCACACCACGCCCGACGCCATCGCATCAATAAACGATAACGGTGCAACAACAATCTGCCACGTCGACATATCTAAACCCATAGAAGCCCAATTTGATTGGTCCATGGGATCATCAGGCCAGGTAATGAATGTGTTCTCAGCTCGCCATATTGCCATAAATAGTGATAGGCGCAAAGTCCAAGTCACAGGCCCAGCCAGCAACCATGCCCTTGGAAATTGAAACGCGTCAGGAAGCAGCGGATTTGGGGTTACGCTAAAATATTTGAGGGCTTCATAGTCGTGTGCCCAATCGACTATAAGACCTTTAGAGCCGTCCTCTTTCTGATCAATAACAAACTTATCGAGCGACCCATTCCAGCGCGCCCCACAATAGTCGACAGTAATAAAAACGTTATGGCCTTCGCCGCGGGCTAGACGGCCGGCATAGTCGTAAATCCATTGCGCCACCGGCGAGTCAAACGGATGTTCTGTCTGGCCCGGTCCTGTATCCAGCGAGATCCACGTAAATTTTGCCATGTATTCGTCGCCGCCGCCATGATGCAGCGCCCACTCTGAATCCCAAAACCTGAGAACAGGCTTCTCCTTGCGGATCCGTTCCTCCGCACGGTATTGGGCTTCAGTGGCCGCATATATTTGGGCTGGTGTGTTAACCATCAGTTATGAACCGGCCCAACCGTATGCGCGGATTATGACCTGCCCGCCGCCGCCGCCGCCAGCCTTACCGACCAACGGCCAGCCGCCGGCCCCGCCACCTCCAGGAAAGTTACCGATACCGCCCGCAAACCATGCGTTATCGGATCCCTCGAAAGTGACATCGTTGAATGTGAGATCAGCCGCGCCCAACCCGTGCAACCGGAGTTGCGCTTTACCGCCGGTGCCGCCCGCCGAGGATAGGGTGGTCATACCGTCAGCCACCACATAGGTTGCGACACCATCAGTGCCGTCAGTGCCACCCCACCAGTCATCCCACTGGAATGGCAGAAGGTCCGCGCCGCGACCGCCGTAGCCGCCGCGACCCACCTCGCCCGCCAGATAGCGGGTAGCCCACGGAATGTCGACGCCACGAATAATCGTGGCAGCCTGGAACACGGCCGGGTCGGCGCCGGAACCGGAGACAACAATGTCGCCGCCTTCGCCGCCGCCGCCGCCACCAATGACCGCAATGTCCATCCGTTCGCACCACTCCGGGATTTGGAAGGAGAACGTGCCGGCATCGTTGACACGCCAAGTGTTGTCCTGTGGGCTGGACGTATCCAAAATGGATGACGCCTCCAACCCCCACGGGCGTGACCATTTGCGTGGCATCACTAGCTGCACTGTTGCGCCACCCGTAGCGCCCTTGTATGACACTGGAAGATAGAATGGTGCCGTCCAGGATGGGATCGCATATGTGAACAGCTTAGAGCCGCCCATAGAGCCTAAAATGTTGGAGTCGTCGGCCGCCCGATACATTAGCTTGGAACGATCCAACTCGATAGTTGCCCCGTCATGCGCGGCAGTCACAACAATGTCGTTAATCAGTCTGGCAGCGTTCGTGCCGCCCGGCGCCCTAGCACCCGGAGCCCCCGACCACTCAAAATCTGGGAGCGTGTAATTGACGTCGCCACCACCCGCAGCAGATGTCACAATCCAACGATGTAGCATCGGCTGATCTGTCGGATTCTCCACCAACACAGTCGAAGATGCCGCTGTGGCAGTCGACGTGAAAGTCGAGGTCCGGTCAGCCTCATACCATAGCGGCTGCGCCGCCCGCAAATGCAGAATAATATTGCAATGCTGCTGCTTGAGCGGGTCGACAGCGGCTTCCATCGTAGGCTTCTCGTGCATTAGCACGTCCAGCTTCCGTGTGCCACTAATCTCTGTGGTCACCTCGATCACAGTCGGAACGACCGGATCCTCCCAAGGATCATCCTCATAGTTAAAGATTTGCCGAAACTCTGACTCATTCCACTCAAAGGTGGATGCCGCCGTTTCGATCAGATGAAACCCTAAATCCAAATCGCGGTGCTCATACTTAACCGACTTTTGTGTCGAACCGACCTGGAATGCGCCTGACCGCCACGTGGTCTTTACGCTGGCATCATAAAGTCCATCAACCTGGCCCTGCGCCAGCCATACACCCTCAGCGCCGGCATCCGGGCCGTACACGTGGAAGACAGCCAACCCGCGGCGTATAACAATCTCAGTAATACCTGGACCCGCCACTTACATTCCCGGCCTTCCCGTGTATTGCATGGCCGCCAACTTTTGGCGCCGATCAATTGACTTAGACATGGCGTCAACATCGCTAACCGCAACATTCTCTATATTAACAGCCGCACGGTTACCTGCCGCCGCCCCACCATTAGCTGCCATAGCATCCCACTGCTGCTTGGTTAGGATAGCTTCCGGCTGCTTAGACATGTTTACAGCCGTCGAACCGGCATCCAAAATGCCGCCAGTATCAAACACGCCGGCACGCTTCTGCTTCTGCTCTTTCTTATCAGAAATGATTGAGTTGATCGAGTTGCCTTCAGCGGAATCAAAGCCCATAAAGGAGGGCGCCCCGAAAGGAAAGATTTGCTCGACGAGCGCGTCCGTGGCGATTCCGCCGACCTGATACCAATACGACACGGTGCGTTTAGCGGCTTCTGTGCCTAGCCCGATCGCGAGCGATGCCGCCCCGGATGCTGCGCCGCCACCTGCACCGAATGAGCCGGCGGATGCCGCCGCACCGATCGCAGACGAAGCCATAGACCCGGCAGTCTCAATGAGCCCGTTGACAACGTCAGCGCCTGCCATCCAAATGCGGGACAGGTTCGAGGTGCCAGAAACCTTATTGGCTTTCGCCGCTTGCGGAATGAACCCTGCTAACCGCTCCATCATTGCGGACTGTTCGAGTTGCGCCTCAGATAGTGGGCTGCCGTCCGGGTTTGTTTTCGGCACACCCAGTTGGGTTAGTGACGGTTGATCCATACCGGGGGTGATGGATTCTGGCCGGTCTCCGTTACCAGGCCCGTCCTGCGTTTGGCTGCTGCCGGGTACGGGTGCGGATCCGGGCCCGCCGGGGGCACCGCCGCCGGGGCCTGCCGCCCCCGTGACGCCACTAGTTTCAGGTCCGGGTGTGGACCCGGACAGGTGGCCGCCGGGTGCGTCCTGGCCGCCCACATCGTTTGGTGTATTTAGCGGATCAATACCCAAGGATCCGCCCAACGGGCCACCGCCGGACATGTGTAGCGCGTTACGGAACCCCATGACAGCGTTCTGCCCGCCCATAGCTGCCACATCATCGCGGGTCAACATGTGCTCACCCGGTGTAGCCATCACCGGGATAGTGTCCTTAGTGCCGGACCCTGAAATGCCGCCGCCCGACGCTTTCGGCTGCGGAAACCAGTCATTCTGATTAGGTGTGGCGGGCTGAGTTGGCCGGTTCGGGTTGTCGAACTCTGCGGACTGCCTAGTGTGCAGGTGAGTGTTTACACCACCCGCGCCGCCATGCCCATTATATGTACTTTGATCATAGTTACCTATAGCGCTTACCCCGCCAAGGTTCCCTGTTTTACGTCCCGTGTTCGGGTTCTGCCAAATGACCTGCTCTAGTTGCTGCGGGATACCCTCCAAATGTTCCGCGAACCGTTGTAGGTTTTCAACCGGCCCGGTCCAGTCAATACCCCGGTTTAAACCTTCAGGGTTTGCCGCAAACCCTGGACGGCCGTTAGCGTCGCTGGTTTGATGTCCCGCATATGTTGAATACTTTATGCCGAACGTCTCGCCCATATCCTTCACCCACTGCGGGAATTCGTCACCGCCTGAGCCGTAGCCGCCGCCGCCAGAATTCGCGGCTAGGCCGTAAGCGGCGCCGGAATTGCTGCCACTGCCACCCCAGCCGCTACCGCTGCCGCTACCGCTGCCGCTACCGCTACCGCCGTAGCCGCCGAAGTCGAATGTTCCACTACCGCCGGCCGACGCCGAACCCGATGCGCTGGCGCCCGGCTTCAGTAGCGACTCCAACATTCCACTAATACCGGTACCGCCGCTGCCCATCGCGGACGTGACGCCGGCGCTGCCGCCATTGTTGGCGGCCGTGATCGCATCCAACTTGTTAGTGATCCCGCCCATCAAAGCCTGCAACGGTGCCGCCGCCAAACCGCCCAGGAACTTAACCAGGTTTTCGGCCATGCCAGCCAACCCGCGCGAAATACCGAGGTCTTCGTCCAAGCCTAAAGCAGCGCCGAACCCTTCCGTCGCCGTTTCTGCTTGCTTCAGGGATTCACCAGTGGCATCCAGTTTAGCCTTCTGTAATGCCTTATCTGCCTGGAAGAATGAGCGCTCCGCCTCGAGGACCGTATTCCTGGCCGCGATCCGGTCTTCCTCCGACGCATCCGCTTCCGCTTCGACTTGCGCCAACCGTGCCCGAGCCTCAGCCAAATCGTGCCGCTGATCGAGATATGTTGTCTCAGCACTGAACACTGATGACGTAATGTTGCCGCCCTGGAACTGTGACGGCAGCGTCATATCCTTCGCTACCTGCGCACGCTCCGCCGCCTCCTTTGAGCCGCCGTCGCCGTCGCCGTCGCCTATCGGAGGTGGGGCGCCAATCGGTGCCGGCACTCCAGCAGCGCCAGCAGTGCCGGGCCTCCGCATCTGATGCTCACCGCGCTTAACGTCCGGCATCGTCGGAAGATTCAGCGGCCCCGGATCGGCCCTAAGGGAAGGGAAAATGTTCAGAAATAGCTCGTTAACCCACCCGCGGGCCGCCTTACCTGCATCCCCCGGCGTATTTGAATGATTTGCGTCATCTATAGCTGGATGGTTCGCTGCCAGCCACTCATCAATCCCATCGCTTGCACCCTTACCGAGTAGCGAAACCAAGATCGCAGGAACCGTGATCTTAGACAGTGCCGCCGTGATACCCGCAGCGCCCGTCCTAGCTGCCGCAGGCAACCCCGTCGACAACGTCACCCCGAGCGTGCCCAACGCAGTCTGTAGCGCCGCCACACCAGCAATCGTCTTCCAAGCTATAAACGCCGTGACCACCTCACCGGCGCCGATCCCAACCTTATCGAGGGCATCCTTAACGAACTTGAGTGCGGTAACTAGCGCCCCAGCCACCTCGACAGCATCATCGAACGCGCCTTTGATTTCGCCGGCGTTACTCTTAACCCACGCCGTCATCGACTTGATTTTAGCGATAATACTATCAAGAATGTCTTTAAACTCGGTCGGCCCATCCTGCAACGGGTCACCGAAAAAGACAGAAAGAAGAGTCTGGCCGAGGGATGCGACCGCGGTGTTCGCATTTTTGATCGAGTTTTCGATCGTCTCCCCGGCACCCTTACCGGCGCCCTTAGCGAACACATCCAACACATGCTGCAAATGCTCAACCTTGATTGCGCCGTCCTCGAGCGCCTTCATAATGTCAACATCTTTATAGATGTTCTTCAGCCAAGGAATGAAAGGAACCTTATTCAACTGCAAAGTTAAATCTGTGGTAGACACTTTGCCGCGGTTCAACGCCTTAACGAACACGTCACCGACCTGTGCCAAATCAGTCTGCCCGACCGCCGCAGCATCCGACACATTCGTTAAATACTTTTCAATATCCTTGACACCAGAGTTCATAGCCTTAGCGGCCTGACTCATACCCTGCTCGAGCTTAAACGGCGTGTCGAGGAGAACGGATTGCATATCAGCGAGAATATCGCCGACATCCATGGCCGTCTCGCCCATAGCTATCAGCGAAGTGTTCGCCGTATTGATAGCATTCTTTGCGGAGTCGAGATCCTTAAACCGTTGGAAACCCTTAAACAGGGTGTAACCCAACGCTGCGACCGCGCCACCCGCAGCCACCTTGAAAGCCATACCGAACGCTTTACCGGCCAGCGCACCCGACTTACCTGCCGCCCCCGAATAGCCTGCCGTAGCCCGACTGATAACACCCGCGCCCGGCAGCGACGCCGCCAACGACTTAGAGAATGACTTACCGAACTTGTCTGCGGACTGCTTGCCGCTCTTGTCGAATGGCTTACTCGCCTGCCGTGCCGCCTTATCCGCGGCAGCATTGATGCCCTTCGCGAATTCGTCAGTCTTCGCGACGATGCTGATATATCCGACACCAAGTTCGGTAGCCACTAAGTCGTTCCGCCTTCCCGTTTTGCTTTCATCGCCGCGCGACGCTCCGCCAAATCCTTAGCAGACGACGGCTCAAACCCTAAATTCCTACCCGGCCCACGCTCCGTCGGCTTCTTAATCGGCTTAGGCTGCGAACCGCGCCCAGCCCTCTGCCAGTTCGCCAACTGCCCCGTATGTAGCTGTGCGGCCGCAAAATCGACCGACGCATCCCACCACCACGTTTTAGGATTGTTTCGCCTAAACAGCGCCGAGGAACCATCCGGTGGCAGGTGCGCAATAATGTCCCGCAAATCGCACCAACTAAAATCGGGGTCACCAATGTTGCGGAGCCGCAAACCTAGACTAATCAGATCAAAGCTTAGCGCCGGCTCGTTGCCTTCTTCGATGAACGCGACGAGCCCTCCAATTCCCCCAACGGAATAGTGCTGGCCTCATTCCATTGCACGCTAATCTGCTCGAGGACACCCATAGGCTGCTCTTCGAGGACTGCGTGAACGGTATCCGAAACGTATGGGCGCAACGTAGCCAAGATAACGTCATAGGATTTATCCTGATCGGTTTTCCCGTCCTCCGCCGTGCCCTGCGCCACCTCGATCGCATCCATCATCGACTTAAATTCTTTGCGACCCAGAAAGTCGAACCGGGGGAGAACAACCTCGACAGGGTTACGGCCACCCACAGGATCACCGAATTCGTCGAACGCATCCAGACCTTCTTCAGTGAACGGCAAAACAACCGTCACACGGGTGCGGGCATCATTACGTCCAATGATCTGCTTGTTTAGATTCATGCTATAGACCGACCTTTCATCTTTCACTTTATTAGTGGACCGACCTTTGATATTACATTAGGTAAAGGGTTCCGGCGGGCAGCAGGCCGGTCCAGGATTACTACCCGCCGGAACCGGAACTATTAGGAACCGGAAGCGTGCCCGGTGTCGGTGATGTATTCCAGCACTGCTTCACTATTACCCGAAGCAGGCTTATAGGCATCAATCGAGATCGCATACGACAAAAGATCGCTGTGGACATACTTAATATCATCCAAATCGACTACAGCGCCTTCCTGAATAACGATACGACGCAGCTTAGTGCCGTCGATAAAGTCGACAACAAAAGCGCTACGGGGCAGCATCGTTGAACTATGTGCGATAGCGATAGTTCGCGAACCGCCACCATCAACGCCGAGGGTGACTGAATCGGCGCCGAATACAGTCTCCAACACGTCAGGAACAGATTCCAGGAGAGTCAACTTGAGACTTTCCTGATACTTATCCTGCGTGGTCTTGACAAGATCTGAACCGAAAGCGTGATGCTGTGTGGTATCCCGATTGACTACCAAAGTTATACCGTCCTCGCCGCACCAGCCGTGATCCACGAACAGGGCGTTCAGCGGGCTAGAGGCGTCAGTGGGCAAAGTAGTTCCGAGCGGCGCCCGGTAAAACACGCCCGCATCGGTCGGCCGGGTCGGCGCCCAAACCAGAGTTGAGTCAGCCATAATAGATATTTCCTTTCGGACATTAGACCGGCCGAATGGGTTTGTTATTCAGTTGTATTAAATTGTTTAACTAGGTGTCGTCGTCGACAAACTGAAATAACCCGACACTTGCCACCGCTCCATCGCTAAAACATCTGGGTGCGGCTTATTGATCGGGCCTGAAATGTCGTCCCAGCCCCGAATAAACACAGATTCGACCACCGTCCCAACCGAGTTGTGGAAAGCCTCATCAACTGTCGCCACCATTGACTCCACCGCAAGCGGTGAGGTTGCAAAGCAGTGAACGAGGATCCGCGCGGAATCCGTCACCAAATTAGGTCGGTTGCCTCCGATCCGTTCGACCACAACAAACGAGGTTGTTCCGACACGCCGCGGCATATTCGCCGACACATCGGCTGTAGCACCGAACGCTGTATCTAGGACTGCTATCGCAATCTTGAGCGCCGGCTTAGGGGTTGGATGAATGAACACCATCAGATTCTGTAACCCTCCAGCAGTTTCGCCAGGGTGTCATTGCGTGCATCATCGACCATCGCCTCGATCGTGGTCGTAACCACCGAGGTGCGCCACCGGCCATCGGACCCCTTCGGTTCGCCTTGACGGCTGCCCGTCACATATCCGCGCTCCAACTGGCCCGCGTTAGCATCCGATGCGATAGATTCGGCGGCCGACTCCAACTCCCTGATGACGCCAGGAGCGCGCCGCAGGTTGTAGTGTGCATCCTTAGCCCACCGCATCTCCCACTTCCCTAGCTGAGCCATCAGGCCACCCCAACGGTCTGCCACAGTCGGGCATTGAACAGTTGGATTAGTTTGTCGCCGTCCGCGCCGGCCCACAACTCAAGATTGTTGTGTTCATCTGTGCTATATCGTGTGGCTTCCTCAAATTCGAGGACTTCACCGTCAGGCCCAGACTCCACAACAATCACAGTTGGATACCGCCGCGCTGCTCACTGATCAGTGGCACCGACCGTACAGCCATCCGATACGGCGCCAGCCGCGACTTCAGGCTTTTAGTAAGCCACGGCCCCGACGACGACTGCGATTCAACGCCCACGCTAACCCGCGCGTATTCGCGCGAGGTAGCGTAGCCGCTGGCATCATAGTCGGCCGTCGTGACCGTGGGCTTATCGAATGCGGCAGCAACCATTGTGGCTGTGGCCCGTGCGACAGCACCCGGAACAGGATCCGGGTAATGCCCCAGGAAGGCGACCACCAGATCGGATGCCTGCTCCAACATGTTGGTTACAGCCGTCGTCTCTGATGCGGTCAATGCCCGCCCGAGAGCGGACACCACATTCGCGCTAGTTGCTAACGCCATTGTTACTAGCTACCGGCCGGGATAACCGCAGCGACAGCCGCCGGCGCCTGATTGAAGACAGTAGCGGCAGCAGAGAGGACATAACCGAAGCGTGCCTTAAAGCGATAGGCCACCATGTCCTTCTCAGCAAGGTTAATGCTATTAACCGTCGCCTGGTCAAGGTACTTAACCGAAATGTCCTGACGGACACCGATACGGACACGTGAAGAGTCCACGACAAGCGCGGAAGCTAGCGAGGAATCCCATGTGCTATTGCGGTTGAATGACGTATTCATTCCGGCGAACTGCTCATCACGGAAGATAGGCAGACCATTGCTATCACGCAGGTTAACCACGTCATAACGGAAGGTCAGCGGCCCGAGCAGGGTATCCGGCTGCAATCCCAGTGCAGCCAAAACCTTAGCCTGCTGCGTGACAGCGCCAACAATGTCGTCGGCGTTCGCGGCGCCCGAAGTAATCGCCTTAGTCTGCGACGCATTAGATGCCGCAGTCCACAGGTCATCGGACGCCCACGAAAGCGGCTTGCCGGTGCCCCACAGAATCGCCAGGTCCAACTTCTGGCCGATCGCGGTACCCGCCGATTTGACAATCTGGCCCACAATGTCAGAAGTCGCATCGTCCAGAACATCCTCGTGCATAGGCACGATGACAGCTATTTCCTCCACCACCATCGTCTGTGACTTCCAACGAACTTCGCTCGTCGGCTTAGTGCCCGAGGCGTCGCCCACATCCTCAGACACCCAGCCGGCCTGCGGGAGGCTAGCGAGCATCGGGAAATTCGTGGTCTTCGTACCCAAGTTTAGGGTTGGGAAAGCGGAAAGGCACTGCGAGCCTGCCTCGACGCTTTCGAGTAGAGCGTGACTGTAGGCATCCTCAATGAGGGTGCTAACATCTGACCGGTTGATATCAACCATGACTATATTCTTCTTTCTATTGTTTAAAGGTTAAGCGGTTCCACGCATCTGCCTGATGGCTTGCGCAGCCCGCTCCATTGGATCCAGAATTTCGCTACTATTCGCTGCCCCGGACTTAAGTCCGCGTGCAGGCTTAACAGTTTTAGATTCCTGCTTGCCGCGCCATTCGTTGAGTACATCAGCGGACGCCTCCAGCTCCTCGCGGGTCGAACCCGACAAAGCGGAACTAGGTACACCTTTTGCCGCGGCCACATCGGCGCGCAGCCTCCCATCACGTTCCCCCGCCAGTTCAGCTTTCAATGCCGCAATCTCCTCGACTGCACGCTCAGCATCCGTTTTACT